GGCTCCTATCTGGATCCGTCTATGGTTACGGCATCCGATATCATCGGCGGTATCGACAGCTCTACCGGCAAAGAGACCGGCATGGAAGTCATCCGTCAGGTATACCCGAAGCTGTCTATCGTTCCGGGCATCCTCGAGGCACCGTACTTCTCCAAGCAGGCAGAGGTTGCGATCGCACTGATCGCAAAGTGCGGCAACATCAACGGCGTCTTCAAGGCTCAGGCGTTTGTGGATATTCCGTCCGACAGCACGGGTGCGAAGCTCTACACCGACGTCAAGACCGTCAAGGAAAAGATGGGCATCGGATCCACCTTCGCGCAGGCATACTGGCCGCAGGCTAAGGTCGGCAGCATCCAGCTTCCGCTTTCCGTTGTGGCCGCGGTGAGATCTCAGTATCTCGACAATGTCAACGGAGATGTTCCGTATAACAGCCCGTCCAACAAGGAGCTCGCGATCACCGGCACCGTCCTCGAAGACGGCACTGAGGTCATCCTGGATCAGGATCAGGCGAACACGGTCAACTCCTTCGGCGTTGTCACCGCGCTCAACCTCAACGGCTTCCGCCTGTGGGGCAACTACACCTGCGCATTCCCGGCAGATAACGATGCTAAAAACATCTGGATCAATGTCCGCAGAATGTTCAACTGGCAGGCAAACAACTTCATCCTCAACTACATCGCGAATGTAGATGATCCGATGAACAGACGTCTGATCGATACGATCATCGACTCCGAGAATATCAGATGCAGCTCCTACGCTCCGGAATACTGGGCAGGCGCATCCATCGAGTATCTCGACAGCGACAACACGACCAGCAACATCCTTGCCGGTCACATGCTTTTCCGCCAGCACATTGCACCGTATACTCCGGCACAGTTCATCGAGAACGTCGTGGACTACGATGTCGATACACTGACCGCAGCACTGACAGGAGGTAACGCATAATGAGCCTTTTACCTGAACTTATCAACAATTACAACGTCTACAATAGGGGATCCCAGTGGATCGGCGTCACCGGTGACGTCGAGCTTCCGTCCCTTGAGTCTCTGACTGAGACAATGGAAGGCGCCGGAATGCTCGGCGAGGTCGATGTTTCTGCGGTCGGCCATTTTGCCTCCGGTCAGATGACCGTGCCTTTTGTCACGGTCAACAAGCAGGTGTTCGACGCGATCAACTTCTCGCAGCCGCTTGAGCTGCAGATCCGTGCATCCAAGCAGTCCGCAGACAAGGCGACCGCTGGCGTTGACTATACGCCGACCAGAGTTGTCATCCGAGGCATGGGCCACACTGTCGAGCCCGGGCATTTTACCAAGGGCAAGTCGATGGAGACCTCTGTCGAGATCGAGTACACCTACATCAAAATTGAAGACGAGAACACGACCGTGCTTGAGCTGGACAAGCTCAACAACGTCTTCATTGTAAACGGAGTGGATCAGCTTGCTAAGATCCGCTCTCAGATCTGATAAGCCACAAAACTAGGAGGACAGAGTTATGGCAGATGAGAAAAATACCAAGGTAATCGAGATCACTACGACTTCGGACAACGTGATCAAACTGACAAAGACCTATAAGCTCGACGGACGTGAGATCAAGGAGCTGGATCTCTCCGGCCTCAAGGATCTCACGATGGCCGACTATGAGCAGGTGCGCAAATATCTGGCAACCAGAGGCGTGACGCCTCCGGCTATGCTGGCAGAGGCAGATCCGACCGTGACCAACGCTTACGCGGCGGTCGCGTGTCACCTGCCCTTCGAGTTTTTCGAGCAGCTTAACCTGCCCGACGGCTATGCCGTGAAGAACAAGGTCATGGGTTTTATCTACAGCGGGGGATCCGACTCGGAGACCTGAGCGGCCTCCATAAGCTGTCGATAACTCTGTCGATCGAGCTGAAGACAGGACTGGACTATATCCGGGACCTGTCTCTTTTCGATGTTCTGGATATCTGCGACGACATCAACGAGCTGAACAAGGAAATGGAGCTGAAAGTAAAGGCGGCGAAGCATGGCAAGTGAACAATCTATAACGATCAAAATTGCCGGCCAGCTGGACGGCTCTCTCAACCAGGCGGTCTCCGGGGCGCAGAAGGCGCTCGGACAGCTTTCCTCGTCCTCCGGAAACGCGCTCACGCGCGTCGGATCGGCGATGGAAACCGTCGGAAGTACACTCACGAAGACAGTTACCCTCCCGCTTGTCGGGGCGGGGGCTGCTTCCGTAAAGCTCGCGTCGGACTATGAGTCCGGACTGGCAAAGGTTACGTCCATTGTAAACGCCACCGGTCAGAATACCGGTGACACGATGGACAAAATGCGGAAGGACATCCTGGACCTGTCCAACACGACAGACATGGCCACCGGTGACATCACCGATGCAACCTATCAGGCGATCTCCGCGTCAGTTCCCGCGGCGGATGCCGTGCAGTTCGTGGCCGATGCGGCAAAGCTCGTAAAGGCCGGACTCACGGACACGTCCACGGCGACAGATACATTAACAACGGCAATAAATGCCTATGGCTATAAGGCATCCGACGCCATAGGTATCTCTGATAAGCTGCTGCAGGTACAGAACTATGGTAAAACGACCATCGACGAACTCGGCCAGTCAATCGGCCAGGTCATTCCTACGGCGGCAATGTACAACACGTCACTGGATCAGCTGTCGGCAGGCTACATCGCTCTGACGAAAAACGGCGTTGCGACATCTCAGGCCACGACATACATGAACTCTATGCTTTCTGAGCTCGGCAAGTCCGGCACAACGGCATCAGATCTCCTGCAGTCGAAGACAGGAAAGTCCTTCAGCCAGCTGATGAGCGAGGGCAAGTCCCTGACAGATGTTCTGGGCGTCCTAGATCAGGCAGCTAAGGAGAACGGCAAGTCGCTCGGCGACGTCTTCTCCAACAAGAATGCGATCAAGGGCGCGGCGGTGCTCACTCAGCACGCAAAAGACTTCAACGACGGCCTGTCTGTGATCCAGGCAACCGCGGGCAATGCGGGAGCGGTCACGAACAAGGCGGTCGAGGATATCAACAACAACGATCCGACGCACAACGTCCAGATGCTGACGAACTCCGTCAAGAACCTGGGCGTGGCCATCGGTGAAAATCTTCTCCCACTTCTCACTCCGGTTGTGGATAAACTGACTGGAATGGTGCAGAAGTTCGGGAAATTTGTGGATAACTTAACTCCGGAGCAGAAGGAAATGGCTCTGAAGTTCGCGGGCATTGCCATCGCAGCAGGCCCGGTCGTGTCGATCTTCGGCAAGCTCCTGAAGGTGGGCGGCGGCATCGCTTCCTTCTTCGGTGGGCTCGGCAAGGGTGCGGACACGGCAGCCAAGGCGACCGGAAAAGTTTCGAAAGCGGCTTCTGGCATGGGCGCAGGCGCGAAGGACTTCATGGCCATCGGCGCGGGCGTAGCTCTCGCCGGTGCCGGCATGTTCCTTCTGGCCAAGGCGGCGATTGCGCTCGGCAAGGCCGGACCATCTGCACAGGTGGCTCTGATCGGCCTGTCTGTTGACATGGCCGCACTGATGGCCGTCACAGCGGCCCTCGGCCCGTCGCTCAAGGGCGCGGCGCCTGGGCTTGCGGCTCTCGGCGGTGCGGTCCTGATGGCAGCCGCGGGCATGTCTCTCATGGCAATGGCAGCGATCCAGCTGTCCTCTGCCGGATCCGGCGCTTATGGTGCGCTGATCCTCATGACGGCAGGCATCGCCGGTCTGATGGCGATGGCAGGACTCGTCGGTCCACAGCTTGCGGGCGCGGCGCCCGGGCTTCTGGCCTTCGGCGGCGCTGTCCTCATGGCAGCGGGCGGTATGTCCCTCATGGCAATGGCTGCGACACAGATGGCTTCCGCGGGGCCGATAGCTCTGGCGGGTCTGGCAGTCATGGAGGGCGGCATGGTCGCTCTGCTCGCAGTCGCCGGCGCAATGGGTCCGTCCCTTGCGGTGGCGTCCTCGGGTCTTCTGGCCTTCGGCGGTGCGGTCCTGATGGCATCCGCTGGCATGTCTCTCATGGCAATGGCAGCGACACAGATCGCATCTGCCGGACCCCTTGCGATGGCAGGCCTTGCCGTCATGATCGGCGGGATGACCGCTCTTCTGGCGGTGGCCGGTGCCCTGGGTCCGGCATTAACGGCCGGCTCTGTTGGTCTTGTGGCCTTCGGTGCCGGTGTACTTTTAGCTGCGGCAGGCATGGCCGTCCTGGTCAGTGCAGCGACGCAGCTGGCCGCTGCAGGAGCTCCGGCGCAGGTTGCGCTGGCGGCACTGGCAGCGGGTCTCGTGGCATTCGGCGCGGTGGCCGGAGCTCTGTCTCCTATCCTCCTAGCAGGTGCTGCGGCGATCGCGGCCCTCGGGGCGGCTATCATGGTCGTATCGGCCGGAGCTATGCTCGGCGCGACGGCCATGATGATGCTCGGGGTGGCTCTTCCGATGGTCAGCACATCAGCCCAGGCAGGCGCGGCAGCTCTCGGCGTTCTAGGATCCGCGATGCTTTCTTTTGGCGCATCGGCGGCGGCATCCGCAGCAGGTACAGTGGCGGCAGCGGCTGCAATGGCAGCGCTCGGCGCGGCGGCACTTGTAACGGCGGCCGGACTTATAGCAGCAGGGGCAGGCGCTGCAGTGCTTGGAGCCGCAACGGCTCTGATCGCGGCGGCAGCAGCTGCAGGAAGCGCGGCGATGGCCATGCTTTCCGCTATGCTCCGGATGGTAGCAGCGGCGGCATCAGCTTCCGCGGCTCCAATTTTAACACTAACAACGGCGATGGTGCCTTTTGCGGCAGCATCGCTTGCGGCAGCAGCACCGACGATTGCACTCGGTGCGGCGATGCTTGTACTGGCGGCTGGCGCCGTAGCAGCGGCGGCCGGTATGGTTCCGCTGGCGGCAGCGATGACTGTCGTGGCGGCATCGGTTACGGTGATCGCCGCGAGCGCCAAGACGGCAGGCGCTGCGCTTAAATCTATGGCGGGAGGTGCTGCCGGTACGGCGGCCAAGCTCGCAGTTATCGCCGCAGGGTGTGCGCCTCTTGCGGCGGCTCTGGTACCGATGGCAGCGGCAGCAGCAGCAGCGGCTGCAGCTCTTCTCGGGCTGGCAGCAGGCGGAGCAGCGGCGGCAGCGGCATTCCTTGCGGCAGCGGCTGCGGTGGCGGCTTTTGGCGCTGCCCTGATGCTGGCCAATAGCATGATCATGGTATTCCGGGCATCCGGCGCAGTGATCTCCGCGTTGGCGCCTCAGATGGCAACCTCTTTCCAGACACTGGCCACGGCTGTCCTGCCGTTTACGGCAGCGGTCACAGCTCTTGCCGGTCCGCTTGCATCTTCTGCGGCGGCGATGGCAGTATTTGCCGGCTGTCTTCTGGCTGCCGTCGCGGCGATCGCAGGCCTCACAGCCGGAATCGCGGGAGCGACAGCGGCCATGACAACGCTCGGGACCATTGCCATGACGGCAATGAACCAGGTGACAATGGCCGTGACAACGGGCTGGCAGCAGTCCAATGCGGCCTCGACGGCTGGCGTCCAGCAGATGACATCGACGACACAGGCAGGCATGCAGGCAATGGTGGCGGCGGTCCAGGCAGCGATGGCGGCCTTTGTGGCGGCAGTCACTTCCGGCGGTGCTTCCGCGGTGGCAGCGTGTCACTCTACAGCGGCGAGCATGGTCGCAGCCTTCGCGGGGCTGGCCGGATCCATGTCAGCAGCGGGCGCGAACGCGATGGCAGGTCTCCGGAATGGTATTGCCTCGGCAGGTGCGGCGGCAGTCGCACAGGCCCGGAGCATTGCCAATCAGGTCGCATCTGCGGTCAACAGTGCCCTAAAGATTCATTCCCCGTCCCGTGTCCTCATGAAATCCGGACACTTTGCGGGCGAAGGTCTCGCCGAAGGTCTGCAGCAGGAGCAGCAGAACGTCGCACAGGCGGCATCGAGATCCCTGGCAGCGCCGATCATCAGCTCCGTCGGCATGCAGACCGGCAACGCGGTGGACAATGGCACGCGGAGTCAGGCAATCCAGGACACCGTCGGGACGTATCGCTCCGGCGCGATCGGAGAGACGATCGACAATATTACAAACAACAACAGCCAGAACAGCACGGTGTACAACCAGACTGGTCCGGCTCCGGTCATCAACTTCTCGCCGCAGGTTACGATCAACGGCAACGCAACGGCAGAGGATGTCCGCGAGGGCATCAAGATGTCGCAGCGTGACTTTGAGAAGATGATGGACCAGTATCTGAGAGGAAAGGCCCGGGTGAGCTTCGTATGAGCAGCACATACACGACAATTCAAGGCGATACCTGGGACGGAATTGCCTATAAGCTCTACGGCGATGAGAAATACATGAAGAATCTGATCGAGGCCAACTGGCTCTATACAGATGTCCTTGTCTTCTCTGCCGGCGTGGAGCTGACCGTTCCGGAAATAACTGAAGAGGAGAAGGACGACGACAATCTCCCGATCTGGCGCCAGTCCTCCTCTGACTCGGACGATGATGATGAGGAGAGCACGGATGAGTGAGCAGGCAAGACGCGCCAGCGCGTCGCTGAAATTTAACGGCCAGGACGTACAGATCCAGCTCAACGACAAGCTCGAAAGCATCACCTACAAAGATGTGGCAAGTGGTGAGAGCGACTCCGTGGAGCTGATCGTCGAGAACAAGGATCAGAAATGGATGCGGGCATGGAAACCGGTTTTCGGGGACACGATCTCCGGGACGATGGACTTCTATCACTGGTACAACGCCAAGACACCGAAGCAGACGATCTCCCTGGGAAACCTGGTCGTCGATTCGCTTCAGTTCAAAGGATCCGACTCGACGGCCAAGATCGGAGCGCTCGCTGTCCCGTACAACTCCGGCTGGCGTCTCACGGTTCGCACGAAGACCTGGGAAAAGGTCACACTGGAGCAGATCGGCCAGCAGATTGCGAGCCGATACGGCCTGCAGTTTGTATATGATGCGCCGACCATAAGCATCGCGAGCGTCGAGCAGTCTCAGGAGACGGACTCGGCGTTTCTGTATAAGACAGCCAAGGACTACAGCATCAGCATGAAAGTATTCCAGGGCAAGATCATCCTCTACGATCGGGGCCGCTGGGAGGCACAGGCTGCACAGGCTACGATCGACGCGGCGGACTTCGAGAGCGACGGCGCCTGGACGCTGGACGATACGATCCAGGGCATCTATACCGGAGGCCGTGCATCCTATAAGGCCGGAAAGAAAAACGAGGAGCTGTCCATATATGTCGGCTTCGTCGGAGAAAATGACGCTCACGCTCGGAACCTGAAGATCACAGAGACCTGTGACAGCAAGGAAGACGCCGGCAGAAAAGTGGCGGCAAAGGTCAACGACGCAAACGCCGAGGCGACCGTGATCTCCGGACCCATCTATCCGAATCCCGCGCTCGTGGCAGGTCTTACGGTCAACGTGACCGGCTTCGGGCCGAAGTACAACGGGAAATATTTTATTGACAAGATGACCATGACGATCACCGGATCCGGCGGCACGACACAGGACATTACAATGCACAAGTGCCAGAAGCTGCTGACCTATCCGCCGCAGACAGCTGCAGCGGCTGCAGGAACGGCGCAGAAGAAATCGACAACGGACATCGCAAAGGACGTGATCCGCGGCAAGTACGGCAACGGACAGGCCCGCAAGGACGCACTGGCCAAGGCCGGCTATGACTATGCGACCGTTCAGGCCGAGGTCAACAGACTGATGAGAGGATGATATACATGGCTGAGCAATGGATAAGGATCGGCAGGATCTCGTCGATAAATGTGGCAGCAGGGCTGGTCCGGGTGACATATCCGGATCTGGATAATTCTGTCACAGCAGAGATCCCGCTTTTCAACATGAACGGGGAGTATAAGATGCCGAAGGTTGGCTCGAACTGCCTGGTGGTGCATCTCTCCAACGGCCAGTCCGCGGGGATCTGCCTCGGCGGGTACTGGTCCGACGCGGACGTTCCTCCGGAGACCGGGGCGAACGTTTTCCGGAAGGACATGATCGGCGGCTATCTGGCCGACCGTGGCGGGGCTGTGGAACTCCACGGCGGGACGCTCACCTTCTCCGATCAGTCCGGATCCATCACGCTCGGCGAGATCATCCGGCACATAAGAGGATAAGGAGGTCAGGATGGGATCTGTTGTCGGCCAATATGGCAGTGTTATCAAATTCGAGGTCAGTCCCCGCAAGGTCCTGACCTTTTCCGACATGGAGCGGACACAGGAGGGACGCTGGAAGGATCACGAGATCCCGGGCGTCGTTCCTCAGTCTGAATTTGTCGGACCTGCAGCGACTACGATGTCGCTGAAGATCAAGCTCAAGGCTCAGCTGGGTGTGCGGCCGAGAGCCACGATCGCCGCACTGGAGAGGTGCGCGAGAAACGGGACGGTCGATACGCTCGTGATCGGCGGCAGTAAATACGGCTGGGGATCTGCGAAGTGGATCGTTAAGTCTGTCACGGACAAGTGGGAGCGCTTTATCGGCGGCGGGCTGATGGAAGCCGGCTGCACGGTCGAGTTCAAGGAATACGCCGAAAGTTCAAAGGCCGTGACCGTCATCAAAAGGCCGTCTCCTGCTCCGAAGAAGACGACGGCGACCAAGACGGCCGCAGCATCGAAGCCGTCCTACAACGTGGACGACATCGCCCGGAGAGTTATCCGCGGCGAGTTCGGAAACGGGCAGGCGCGTTTCAATAAGCTGAGCGCCCAGGGCTATAACTGGAAAGCTGTGCAGAACCGGGTCAATGAAATGCTCGGCTGCCGTAAGAGATACACGTAAAAAGGAGGCGGCCAATGGTACAGCATATTCACATACAGCGGATCATTGACGCAAACAACGAGATGCCCCGGGCGGATCTGGTCAAGTACAAGGCCGAGCTGGAGGCATTGATCGCCAATATTGAGGGCACGATCCCCGGATCCCGCGGCTTCGGGCTGCAGAATCAGTACATCGACGCGCCGCCCGGAGACATCGCGAACTCTCTCGTGATGGAACTCGCCGACAAGGTTGATACTTTTATCCCGGCGATCAGCGTTGACAAGGTTGACGTCGCGGAAACCGGAGCCGACGGAAACGTGTCCGTGAACCTGACAATCAGTATGAGGGAGGGAGAAAACAGTGGCATCGAGTGAGGAAATTCTGAAAATGCTTGACGGCCTTCCCAGTGTGTCGTTCATCGGGACGGACACACTGACAAGCATCCAGGAGCAGATGGTTGATGACTACCAGACAAAATACCAGGAGCTGACCGGAAAGACGCAGGCGCTGAGCCGCGCCGATCCGGTCACTCTTGTCTTATACGCCTGTGCCGTGCAGATCTACCAGATGGAACTGTACACGGACATGAGCGCAAAGCAGTCGCTGCTGAAGTACGCTTTCGGCGAATACCTGGACAACCTGGCAGCACTCAAGGGCATCACGCGGAAAAGCGCAAGCCATGCCGTCGTGACCGTCCGCTTTGTGCTCTCTGCTGTCCGCTCCTCTGCTGTCGGCATTCCGGAAGGGACCAGAGTCTCAGCCGGCGGCAGCATCTTTTTCGCGACGACCGAATATAACGAGATTCCGGCGGGATCTGATCACATCGATCTGGTGTGCACCTGTCTCACGGAAGGCGAGGAAGGCAATGACATCCTCGCAGGCGCGGTCAACACGCTCGTGGATCCGATCGCATACATCGATCACATCGAGAGTCTGGACACAAGTTCCGGAGGTGCCGACGAGGAAAGTGACGACGACCTCAGATATCGGATCTTCGAGGCACCGTTCCGGTGGTCTGTCGCGGGTCCGGAGGAGGCGTATCGATACTGGGCCGGTGAGTACAGCAATCAGATCAGTGACGTGTATGTCGGATCTCCGGAGCCGGGTGAGGTCCTGATCGAGTTTCTGATGCTCGACGGGTCCCTTCCGGAGCAGGCAATGCTCTCCGGGATGCAGGCCTATCTGTCGTCCGAGGATATCCGGCCGCTGACCGACAAGGTCGTGGTCAAGGCTCCGGACGTGGAAAAGATCACGATCGAGCTGACCTACTACATCAACAAGTCGCAGAGCTCGGAAGCGGCATCGATCCAGTCAAAGGTCGAGGAGGCGGTCAACTTCTATCGTCTGTGGCAGACGGCGCGGATCGGGCGCGACATCAATCCGTCGGAGCTGATCCGGCAGGTCATCGTCGCCGGCGCAAAGCGCGTTGAAGTGGTGAGCCCGGTATTCAAAGCAATCCCGGACACGTCGGTCGCTCAGTGCGCTGAGACAGACGTCAAGATCACATACGGAGGGCTCGAGGATGATTGATATGGACACCGGCGAGCTCGCCGATCTTTGGAAAGATAACAAGGAGCCGGAATTCCTGGCGATCTCTTACGCGATCAAGATGGCGATGGCCAGACTGAAAGCGTTCGTCGATTCGTCCAGTGTTTACTCCGGCATACAGAACCTGCAGGAAGACGCCGTTGACGAACTGGCGGTCGAGATGAGCGTGCGAGGGTATGACCAGAGCATGCCGCTCGAAGTCAAGCGAAACGCCGTCGCGACGTCCATGCTCTACTATACCTACGCGGGTACGGCAAAGGCCATCCGTGCCCTGGTGCAGTCTCTCTACGGAGACGCTCAGGTGGACGAGTGGTTCGACTATGACGGTGATCCGTATCACTTCCGCGTAGGTATCGATATCACTAACCAGCTTCAGACCGTTCCGATGCTTACGACGGACGAGCTGGCCGAGATCCTGAGAGGAGTCACTCGTATCAGCGCCCACCTGGACGATGTCTCCTTTGTGATCCGGCCGGGTCTCCTGATCGGGCAGCGGTCGGGTCTGTTTGTCATAGATCCCGTATTTTGCGGCGTTCCGCACTGCGGTGCCTATCCGGTGCCAAGTACCGGGGGCTACTCCGCGTCCGGCGGTGTCGTCATCGGAGTCGCATCCGAGGAGACCGAAGACAATCCGGATCCAGCAGGAACCCAACCGTCTGTCGCAGTTTCCGGACGGACTGAGGAATTCCTGCTCCGGTCGGCTTCTGAGGACCTGGCGTCTGATGCGGCACCTGTGGAGGCGGCGGTCGTTGCTTCTGGTGTACATCCATCGGCAAGCGTGGCCGGCGGCTTTTACGCCGGCGGAACGGTCTTGATCCGTTCCGGAACCGCAGCAGTGACAACAGATGCAGCTGAGGCTGGCACAGTAACCAGCACGAAAGGAGGTTAAGCAATGGCCTTTTATAGAGACCAGTTTATCCAGGACGGACTGCTCAGCATGATGCGGAACATTCTCCGCTTCGAGTACCAGCTGAACAATGACGGCTCCTGGCACTCCGACGCTACCGTCAACAGTAAGAAGATCGAGGGAAACAAAGTCGTCTGCATGGTCAATATTCCGAACAATGAGCGAACTGCTGCAACAATCACAGCGGTCCGCTTTTTTGATATGGACAACGAGGTGGCCGGCGAGAAGACGATCTCGCTGTCACGGACAGCCGACCAGACCGGACTGATCCGCTTCGATTTTCCGCTGACAGAAGAGTGAAAGGAGGTAAGACAAGGAAATGGCATATAATCGCACATTCTGGATCGACCATGTCGTCGATCAGAACGGCAATGTCATCCAGCAGGGCACGCTGGTCGATCAGGATCACCTGAACAACCAGGAGGTCGGGATCTTCGACAACAACAACCTGATCGCCGAGATGCTCCGGATCCTTTTTCTCAACGACAAGAGAGTCGAGTCGCTGGAAGGCAGGAGCACAACGAACGAGGACGACATCGCCGCCCAGGTAAAGAAGGAAGCCCAGGACATCGCAACGCTGACAAAGCAGGAGTCCGAAGACGCGCAGAACGACCGGCAGACCTCTGCCGAGCTCCTCCGCGCGATCCTTCTCCATGACACTGAGGTCGATGGGCTCAAGGGCGAGGTCGTCAAGAAGACGCTCAAGAACACGCAGATCTACCCGTTCAACAACAGCCTGGCGTCTGTCCAGCTCTCCGGCCCGAAGGTCAACAAAGACTACACGGTCGACATCGAGGTGGATAACGTGACCGGCGGAGCTGTCGGAGACATCTTCGTCAGAGACAAGCTGGTGAACGGTTTCAAGATCGAGTACACGGGAAGCGCGAAGAGCGTGGACGTGACTCTGCACATCCGTGGAGGTATCTGATGGCTAATGTAATTATTAAATCCGACGAGCGACGCGAGTCCGAGAGATACGTGGCTCAGGTCTTCGGCGCGGATACAAACAAGGCCAGCGAGCGGGAGGCTGTAGAGACAATAGCAGCCCGGACCGCTGAGGCCGTAGCAATTCAAAGGAGGGACTGATCATGGAGGTAGTAAAAACACCGGAAGACGGCAAGAAGTTCATCGATTACGAGATCGACGGCGACTTCCTGTCCTTTAACGACGGCGAGCTCGCGATCAATCTGAAGAAGAAGGAGCGCGACTACCCTGTCCACTTCGACATCTGCAGGGACTGGGAGCAGGGCCTCGTGATGGGAATCACCAAAGGCACCAGGGCATACATCGCGCAGATCGACATTCCTGCCCGCCAGTATGAATACGTGGAGAGCAAGGAAAAGAATGAGGACGGCGAGTACAAGATTGAGCAGAAGCCGGTTCCGTTCTCTATGGACAATGTAACTCTGACACTCTGGGAGGAGGTATAAAACAATGGCAAGTAATTTTGACGATTTCAAGATGGCCGTCGAGGCGCTCTCTGGCGGCAAGAACACCGTGATCCTGGACGACGTAGGCATGCCTTCCGTCATGGTAAGGATCCCGAAGTACAAGATGTCTCAGCTCATCTCCGGCGGATCCGAGAACGTGCATCCCGCCTTTATGATAGATGGCGTTGAGAAGGACGTCATGTATGTCGGAAAGTTCCACGACATCGTAGTGAACGACAGAAGCTACTCCCTGCCGATGAAGGATCCTGCTTGCTGGGTCACTTTTGACCAGGGCGTGACCTATGCGAGAAACAAGGGCAAGGGCTGGAGCCTTATGCCATACGCTCTCTGGTGTGCTATTGCACTCTGGTGCCGTAAGAACGGGACCATGCCTCACGGCAACAACAACTGGGGGACCGATTCAAACTACCCGACAGAGGCAGGCATCCCGGTTCCGGGATCTCTCGACAACGGCAAAACCGCGCACGTTTACGAAGGATCCGGTCCGGCTTCCTGGTACCATGACGGAACCCGCGCAGGCATCTACGGCATGAACGGAAACGTCTGGGATAGGGTCGCAGGTATGCGCCTTAACAACGGCGAGATCCAGATCATCCCATACAGCAACTGCTTCATGAGTGATGTCAGCATGTCCGAGAGTTCTTCTCTGTGGAAAGCGATCGACGTGTCCGGCAACCTGGTAGCTCCCGGATCTGCAAAGACCCTGAAGTGGGGCAACAATAGCGATCTGACTGCTGGGGCGGTTGAAGTAAAGGACGCCGGGTACGGTATCGGCTACGCCGATATGAAGCTCGACAGCTCTGTTGCAACCGTTCCGGAAATTGCAAAAGCGTTGCTTTTGTATCCGGACGAGCCGGGCAAAGACTACGCGGGAGACTATCGCTGGTGGAGAACCGACGGCGAAAAAGTTCCGTTTTGTGGTGGCGGCTGGGACAGTGGCGGTTACGCTGGCGTTTTCGGCGTCCATGCCGGCGATGCCCGCGGCGGTTCCGGCAGCGGTGTCGGCCTGCGCTCCGCTTATTGTGATTTGTAATTTGTCTTTTGTACTTGGAGGTACCATGGAAGATCTCGACAGACAAGACCTGCCTATCGTCAAAGAGGCGGTCCTTCTTTTGGAATACTACGAGCCGGTCTATAAGCAGATCCCAAGCTGGGCGAAGCATGGCGTCGCGGTTCCTGCCCTTAATCGGGCCCTGCAGGATCTCCTCTTCTTCCTGGTATCTGCAGCCAAGCAGAGCCCGAAGAAGCCGCTCCTGTTGAGGGCGGACGCCTCTCTTGATACAGTCCGGATCTATATCCGTATGCTAAAGAAGGCTAAGGAGATCACGCCGAAGCAGTACGAGCAGATGTCGAGGCACACTTCAAGCATCGGCAGACAACTCGGAGGCTGGCTCGGATCTCTGCATGAAAAGTAACTTGTAAACAGTGGGAACAGGATGTTAATGCGCTCCGTTTTGTGGTGGCAACTGGAACAATGGCGGTAACGCTGGCGTTTTCAACGTCAATGCCAACAATGCCCGCGGCAATTCCAACAGCAATATCGGCCTGCGCTCCGCTCAAGCCCATATAATGCCAGAAGGCAGTGACTCACGGGTCACTGTCCAGTGCATGGGCTCAAGGATCCTGTCCCCGTGGCTCCTGACCAGAGCCTAAAAACTAAAAGCGGCCGGTACTCCGGAAGTAGACCGTCGAACCCTGACATGCCGGCCATATTATGAGAAACCTATGCCTATCAGAAACGCCTATGACGACATCATCTCCTTCGAGTCTCTGCGGCAGGCCGAGCATGACGTCTCAAAGGGCAAGACTGACAGGACGCACGTGCTCCGCTACGAGTGGAACCTGGAGGACCATCTCCTCGAAGATCATGACCGCCTCGCCCGGATGGACTTCCCAGAAGTCACCTATAACTCGTTCATGGTCTACGAGCCGAAGCCCAGGAAGATCATCTACACGGACTATAACTCCAAGATCATCGAGCGGGCGATCTACAACTACCTGAACCCGAGACTCTCAAAGAGCTTTATCTCGGACGCCTACTCCTGCGTCAAAGGACGCGGCCAGCTGGCCGCGATGCTCCGGCTCTATGGCTGGATGCAGATGCTCGGAAGGTCGGACGAGATATGGTACTATCAGAAGCTCGACGTGAGGCGCTTCTTTTACCGGATCGATCACGAGATCCTCATGAACCGGATCCTCCCGAAAAGGATCAGCGACGCCCGTGTCAATGACCTGATCGGGCACTTCATCTGCAACGGCGCCGTGCCCTTCGGCATGCGCGTCACGGATGATCCGGGCACGGTCCGGATGGAGGACATGCTCTACGACGTCGGGATCCCGGTAGGTGGTGGACTGTCGCACACGATCGGCAACGTGGTCCTGGACTACGCGGTCGACCAGTTCGCGAAGCGTGTGCTAGGCATAAAGCACTATATCAGATACATGGACGACATCATTTATCTCGGAAAGGATAAGCAGCTTATGAAAGATCAGAAGGCAAGGCTCGAGGAGAGGCTCGCGGATGTCAATCTCGAGCTCAATAATCGCTGCTGCCTCCGGCCGATCACCTGCGGCTGTGAGTTCGTCGGCAACCGGATCTTCACGGATCACGTGATCCTCCGGAAATCGACGACGCTCCGAATGAAGCGGAACCTTGCCAAGAAAAAGCGGGACTACGAAGCCGGGCTGATCTCAAAGGAGAAGTACGCGGAGACGATCCAGTCCTACAAGGCCCTGCTCTCGCACGTCGATGCGAAAGCACTGAGCGAGAAGCTGTGGTCCATTTATCAGGTCGACTAGAGAAAGGAGAACCTATTGATCTATGAAGAGCTATGCCTGGAGCAGGCAGAAGTCATCGAGTCACTATCCTCTCAGGTGAAGCGACTGCTCGGCATCCTCGAACAATACACCGATATTGAGGACGAAGAAACGAAGTATAAGCAATTAGAAAAGAGGATAAGCCATTGAGCCCAGAAGGAAAAACAATAATGCTCACGCTGATCAGCAGCGGCTTTTTCACTGTCCTTCTCCAGTGGGTTCTGGGGAAAATTGATGCCAAAAAGGGGATGAGAAAAACCCTCGAGGACATCAAAACAGAGCTCGAAAAGGAAAGAAACGAACGGAAAGAGGACAATATCACGGCTTGCAGATCGCGGATCGTTCGCTTCAATGACGAACTGCTCCGGGGAGATCGGCATAGCAAGTCTATGTTCGATACGATCTTAATCGACTGCACAAAGTACGAAAACTACTGCAGCCAGCACGAGGACTTCCAGAACGGCGTTGCAACAGAAGGCATCGCCAACATCCGAAGGTGCTATCGAAAATGCGAAGTTGATAAAGATTTTCTATGAATATCTGAACGAGAGGAGGTGAGACCGGTGAAGAGCTTAACGAAGTATGTGATCTTCAGCTTCGCGTCCCTGATCGTCTACACGATCGTGGCGCAGCTGATCGCGATCAAGACGGGAGGCGTTGAGATGTCCACACTGACCACGTGCTTCTTCGGAGCTTTCGGAGGAGAGGTGCTCATGTGTGCTCTCATCAAGGTCTTCAAGCTGAAAGGAGGCAATAATGGAGACAATACTAATGCTTCTTCTGGTATGCAGTGCGATGACGGCACTGGTAACGGAAGCAATCAAAATGATGATCCCACAGTCTAAGGAATACTCGAAGAATATCCTGGCAGGCGTGGTCTCGATCATCGTGTCCGTGCTCATAAGCATCGGATACATCATCCTGACCCACACGGCAGTGACCAAGGAGGTGCTGGTGTATATCGTTGCACTGGTGATCCTTTCCTGGCTCTGCTCTATGCTAGGCTATGACAAGGTCGTGCAGACTATCAGGCAGATCGGAACGAAACAGCCTACCAATAAGTGAGAGGAGGTGATCCTCTATCTCGGCGGCCCGTCGTTAATGGGCAACAATAAAGAGCTCGCCGTACATCACAGTCCGGCGGGCTCTTACTATGCACGGGAGGCGTAAGGCATGACACAAGAAGAATTTATTGAGAAGGTCGCGGGGTACGTTAAGAAGTACGCGCATCAGTACGGCATCGCCGTGCACTCTCCGATCATCGCTCAGGCGATCTTCGAGAGCGGATGGGGCGAGAGCACTCTGGCAGCTAAGTATCACAACTACTTCGGCCTCAAGTGCGGAAGCTCCTGGAAGGGCGCATCCGTAAACATGAAGACCATGGAGGAGTACACCGTCGGAACACTGACACAGATCCGGGACAACTTCCGCGCCTATGGATCCATGGAAGAAGGCATCAAGGGATACTTCGACTTCATACAATATCCGAGATACAAGAACCTCCGCGGCATCACAGACCCGCAGAAGTACCTGGAGACGATCCGGGCCGACGGCTACGCGACCTCAAGCAGCTATGTCAACAATAACATGAGACTGGTGCGCCAGTACAATCTGACGCGCTTTGATGGAGGTGTTACAATGGGAAGAACAGCACAGGACTATCTGAACGTCTGGAAGAGCTGGGTCGGCTTCTCTGAAGCAGACGGCCGCTTCCGCCAGATCATTGATCTCTACAACAGCCACAAGCCTCTGGCCAGGGGCTACGCAGTCAAGTACACCGACGAGTGGTGCGACACGACCGTCTCTGCCGCTGCCATCAAGGCCGGCATGACCGATCTGATCGGGACCGAGTGCGGCTGCGAGCAGCATGTGAAGATCTTTAAGGCCAAGGGCATCTGGATCGAGAACGGATCCATCGCTCCGAAGCCTGGCTATATTATCGTCTATAACTGGGACGACAGCTCCCAGCCTAACGATGGCTACTCTGATCACATCGGAGTCGTGGAAGCCTGCGACGGCCACACGATCACGACCATCGAGGGCAACTCCGGCGGCATGGTAAAAAGACGCACGATCCCGGTCGGCTGGGGCTACATCCGGGGCTTTGCGGCTCCTCACTATGATCAGGCAGCGGCATCCGCTCCGGCGCCTTCCGCTCCGCAGATCTCTGTGGAAGACGCTGCGCGCGGAGTCCTCGCCGGAAAGTATGGCAACGGGGACGCAAGGAAGAGCGCCATCGAGGCCCTCGGTCTTAATTACGCGCAGGTCCAGGCAAGGGTCAACCAGCTTGCGGCCACACAGAACAAGCCGGCCGCTCCGCAGATCTCTGTCGAGCAGGCAGCCAAGGAGATCCTGGCGGGCCAGCACGGCAACGGCGACGCAAGGAAGAGCTGGTGCCAGTCTGTAGGCCTCGACTATAATCAGGTCCAGGCAAGAGTCAACCAGCTCGTGGCCGCGCAGAACAAGCCGAAGGCTCCGCGGATCTCTGTAGACCAGGCAGCCCGCGAGATCATCGCCGGCCAGCACGGGAACGGAGACGCAAGACGTCAGAAGCTGGCGGCCGCCGGCTATGACGTGAACGCTGTCCAGCGCAGAGTCAATCAGCTGGCGCGCTGAGTCTCCCGGTAATCAATCAACAGCACAAAATAGCCCTTATAGTATGTACAGAAATTTTCACGGGATTTCAGTTAACAAACGGTTAAGACGTGCGACAAACGTGCGACAAAATTTGACGTTTCCTGTCGTTTCGTGTCATAATGACAGAAGCAAAAACCGGGAAATGTCGCGCTCTGACGGCCGCTGTCAGTTCAATAGTAATCCCGTCTCGCGCTTTTTTAAAAATCCTGCAAGTTAGAAACTTGCAGGATTTTTTCTTTGATTTCCATCCAGTTTGTATTATGATAAGGTTTAAGAAGTAACAGAAGAACGCATTTTATACAATTGTGAAAGGAGAGCTATTATGGCAGTTCTGGATGGTTGCGAAGGTGCAAAGAAGACACCTGTATTACAGGAAGTGAAGTGTCCGGTATGCGGAGAAACCGTTGAGGTATTCACAAAGGAGTGCATTCTCGTTGAGGACTCCAAGTGTGAGAAATGCGGCCATGTATTTAAAGCCGGAGACCATATCTGATGACAAATGTTGTAACCGCGGGAAATGATATTATGTCAGGGCTTGCACAGGCCCTCGTAATCGGCAGCCTGATCCTGGGAATCCTTCAATGCTTTTTCGGGTTCAGGCTGCTCCGGTTCTGGATCTCCTTTTTTGGATTCGTCATCGGTATGTATCTGGGTACGACCATCTCCGCAAAGATTGTAGCCAATCCGGCGTATGCGCACTGGATTATCGGTGTGGTCTGCGGCCTGCTGCTCTCTCTGCTGGGTTATAAGCTGTATCTGGCAGGTGTCTTTGTGTTCTGCGGCATACTGGCCATTTCACTGGTGCAGAAGATACCTCTGCCCTCCGGAAAATACTGGATTATTCTCCTGTATGTGCTGATGGCAGCCGGATTTATCGGAGCGGGACTGCTTGGCGTGAAGTTTGCACGTCCGGCGGTTATTTTTTTTACTGCAGGGGCGGGTGCTGCGGCTGCTGTGCAGGCGCTTGCATCGCTGCAGACCAACGTAGCCGGCAACAGTCATCTGCAGCATATCATTCTGCTTGTGATGTTCATTGCCGGTGTCGGCGTGCAGTTCCTGACAACCAGAAAATCATAGATCAGCGAAACAGTATTTCCCTGTATCGGACGGGAATCAATCTGTATTTTTGCGCTTGCGCTTAAAAAATTTTCGTGTATACTTTATTTCGTTAGAAAATTTTGGGACAGTATTCCAATACCATGATGTGAGGCAGGGATTTTATGGATCAGATAGATTACAAAATTCTAAAAGCGCTGCAGGAAAATGCACGGGAAACCGCATCGAATATCTCCAAGCAGATTCATCTCTCGGTTTCAGCAGTGATTGAGCGTATCCGCAAGCTGGAAGAAAACCATGTGATTGACAAGTACACCATCATTGTCGACGAGAAGAAGGTTGGAAATATGATGTCGGCAATCATGGAGGTTGAGCTGGAAAAGCCCATGTATTATGACATGTTTGCGGAGGCAATCCAGAATATGGACAGCGTGGTTTCCTGTTATTATGTCACGGGCAGCATGGACCTGCTGCTGAAGGTCGCCTGCAATTCTCCGGAAGAGCTGGACCAGATCCACCGGAAGATCATGGAGCTTCCCGGCATCAAGGACACCAGGACGCATGTGGTCCTGAAAAATGTAAAGAATGTATACTCCGCCATCAGAATGCCGGAGAATACAGAGAAAAATAAAGAAACTGAAAGAAGGAACCAGTTATGAATTCA